GAAGTATTTTGAAAATTGGACGGCTTCGCCGGACAAATTCAATTCTCGTTCTGGCGGTAGCTCTAAGGATTGGAAACGTGCTATCGCACAGCGGATTTCGGCTTCAACGGGCTACTCTGTTGAGCATTGGGAAGTCGAGAAGGAACCCGGATATTGTATATTCGACTATACCTATAAGGTCACTGGTCGAACGTATTACAACCGGATCCTTCAAGATCTGACCGGTTTTACTAACTGGCCGCCCTTCTATGCTGGTGATATATCTGATATTGATGATCAAGCACGTACGCAGTTTTTGTCACGCTGCTTTAGAGCACAGCACACCTTTCAAGGTGGCGTGTTCTTGGGCGAGTTGCGTGAGGCTGTGCACATGATTCGTCATCCGCTAGATTCTCTGGTAGGTGGCATGCAACAGTACCTTAACGCCTTGCGAAGACGCAAGCGTAAAGGGATAGGGCATGGCCGCCGACTCCAGAAGATGATAGCTGATACTTGGCTCGAGTACGTGTTTGGCTGGGGCCCTTTACTGAGTGACATTGATTCCGGAGCGCAAGCTCTGGCCAATGCTACGACGTATCGGGCACCGACTAAGCACGTTATTGGTTCTGCAAAGAAGTCTGAGGTTGTGCATGGCACCTATTCCGACGTTATTTCTCCCGACAATCAGTACTATTTTGTGAGCTATAAGCCCATAACTAAGACTGAAGTCGAGGTTAAATATATCGGTGGTGTCTACGCAAAAGCAGGCGGGGACGGAATTTCCTCTAATCTAGCCGATTTCGGCGTTGATATGCGGTCATTCTTACCCACATTATGGGAGTTGATCCCATACTCGTTCCTCGTGGACTACATTAGTAATGTAGGCCAGTTCGTCGAAGGTCTAAGCTTCATGACGTCTGATCTTATCTATGTCACACGAACCCTTAAGTCGACCACCGAACGGTGGGCGTCAGGGTTCCAGACACAGAATAATATTCAGCATGATGACAGCTTTTTGATCCGAAACGAACTATTCGTTCC